TCAATACCTCTTGCACTTTATCAATTCCATGACCATATCTAATCCAACTTTGTACTTGTCCACCGGGTGGCCCCATCGATGAACATAAAATTTTCCAGTTCACAACCTGACCAATTCTTTCTTGATTATTATTAGTCCAAGGAGTTACAGCGGATAGCTTTTCTCCACCACTCTTGATTTCCATTCTTGTATCTGCTTGATATTGAATTTTTGTACCACCATCAGCCATTTTAGTGGCACCAAATCCAGCTGTGTTTGCTATGAAGTGTGTAATTGCTATTATTAAGCCACGTTGTCTTGGTAAGAGCTGACCCATCTTTTTAGTAAAGATAGATAGAATCTTTGGTAATCCAGCCCTACCGGGGGTCATATCTCCATCTAATTCTTTTGCTGGCATTAATGAGGATATAGAATCTATAATAAGTACCGCACCATGATAATCTGGATGACTCATTAACTTATGTGCCACATCTAAAAAATCCTCTGCTGGTAGTGGTTTATCTTCTGGATGTATAATTTTCATTTTTGAGGCATCTAAATCTCTTACTTCAAAGTTCATATCTTTCAATCTGCCCTCAACATCTAAATATATAACCGGTCTTCCCTCCTTTTGGCAATTAGATGCTATTTGCATTGCAGTTGTTGTCTTACCGCTTTTTGGATCTCCAGTAAGTGTGAGCCAAGTTCCTTCACGAATACCTCCACCTAAAGCAATATCTATGGCTGGACTCACAGATATAACTTTGTAGTTACGTTTTTCCTCTAGGATCTGCTGACCATTAGATATAATATTACCATACTGTTTTAGAATCTTTGTAAGATATTCTGGATCTTTTTCTTTAGCCATTTTGTGCTTTCCTAATCTTATTCAAGAGTGTAGTTTTTAAATTTTTTGGTCTGGTTGTATATTCTAATTTGTCAATGTTTGCTGTGTCAAGAGTCTTTTTTGGTTTTTGTTTTTCAGCTTCTGTTATTTCAAAACTGATTTTAATATAATCTTCAACATATTTAGAAATCAATACAAATTTTTTAGATGAATGTAAAAAACCTAACGAGTATGTTTTTTTACCGTGTGCCGTATTTAAATAATGTAATACTGCTTCTATTGAATATTTATTTATTAATTTATTGGCAACTCGGATTTGTATCTGATACTCGTCCTTTTGCGATTTATTCCAAAATTTATATTCTAGATTACCAGTATTATCTTTTTCTCTTTTCCTAATACACACCAATTCAGCTATATATTGTGCTGCGGTACAGGGTTCACCCGTTGAGCAACTTTTGTATTTCTGGATGTTCTCGTTTTTTTGATCCATTTTTAAATAACATGCTTGCAACATTTTCTTCTGTCAATACTCTAGTACTATGTCTTTTTTCAAACTGACTAATAGGCCAAGTATATTTTGCAACATCTATACAAGAACAGTCATCTCTTAAAAGTCCAACTGTTATTGTTTGAAAAGACTGTGAATGACTTCCATCCATTGCTTGATCTTTAGCCATGCCACGCATAACAAACACGCCATCTAGACCTTCTTCATCTTCAAAGAAAATCTCATGAGGCGCACCAAACATATGTAATTCCACCTTTACTGGATATACATCATTCTCTGCACAATATCTTTTAAGTCTAATCCAAGGATTATCAAATCCTTCTCTGTCATAATCTCCATAAGCTTTTGTGCCATCATTAAGAGTAATTTGCCAACTGATCATAAGATCATGATAGCATAATTTTTCCATGTATCCATCTATACTTTTGCAAATCATATCAATCCTCCCGAATTTTATGAATTACATCTCTATATTTTCTAGATGAGTATACATCTAATTTAGTCTTTTTTTCATCCGCTGACATTGAAGCAGATTCTGTCATAACAACTACACCACGCTCTTTGTTTCTTGCGTATAGATTTATATCTGAACCACCATTATTGGTATCAGTTGTAGGAGTAAGTGTTTTCAAATATGTCTCAACAACCTTATCTGATCTTTGTAATTTAGAGGCTAGTTCAACTAGTGTCATATTAGATCTATTAGCGTCAATAAATTCTTTATCTGCTTTAGATAGTGGTCCTTTTCTCATTATATTTGCTCCATTACTATTCTTCTTGCCATTGTAAAGTATAAACGATTTTTTGTTTGAAGAAATTTTATATATGAATCGAATGCCTGTTTATTAACCTTTTTGAATATTTTTGGATATGTAGTATTGCGTATGCTACTATCTATATGATGTGGATCTATAATCTCTCCACGCGCATATTTAATATAATATAATTCTTTATCGTCATTAATTGTTTTTTTGGCGAATGCTACTTCTTCATTATTAGTCTCTTTGGCGTTTTTGTCAAAGAAAGTCCTGACAAGATGTACTGGATCTGGTAAATTTAGATCACTTACATCTTCATTTTCCCACCTAGCCATTTAATCTCTCCAATTTTTGTTTAAGATATTTAATTGCTTCTGCCTCTGACACGGCAGAAAAATAAAATTGTGCTTTATTTGATATACCATAATCAGATAGAAGTTTATTTCCTAATACTTGTTGATCAAGCGTTCCATCTGGTAATATCTTTCTAATATCAATTTTCATTGTAATAGTGACATGATGTGGGTGTTCTTTTCTATTACTCAAATTATGATTCATCAGTCACCATCTTTAATCCAACGTACTTTTTCTTGTTGGGTCATTTTATTAATTCTTCTATTAAGTTTACGTTGTTCTGTGATTTCTGATGCTTGATGAATATTATTTTTAGCATTCTTATCTTGTAACTCATATTTTCCCATTTTTTGGGTATTTCTATCTGCTAGTTGTGCAATTGTTACAGGTTCTCCCCTTATCATGATTGCTGGTGGATTAATAAAAACTTTAACTAATGTTTCTTTTCCACAGATTGGGCAAGTATGAGTAGAGGGATCATTAAATCCCTGTTTAATTTCTATATAAAACGCACATGGCTCACACTCAAAATCGTATGTTGGCATATAGCTCTCCGTAACCTTCCTTTGTCCTTCATTATAGATAGATCATAATCAAAAAACACACAACATACTAAAGTCTGGCAATAATTCTAGCAATAATTTTATTTCTTACAATATCCTCTGATGATAGTTTACATATCCCAACACCTTCAACGCCCCTAAGTCTTTCTATGCAGTCATCTAAACCGCCGTCAGACTGTTCGTTCAAATCCGTTTGTGTGATATCGCCATTAATTACCGCTTTAGATTGTGTTCCAATTCTTGTTAAGAACATTTTTATCTGTTCATATGTAGCATTTTGTGCTTCATCTAATATCATAAATGAATTATGAAAATTTCTTCCTCTCATATATTCTAGTGGACATAATTCTATGGCATTGGTATTCTTGTAATTATTAAATGTGTCAGTACTTAAATATAGTTTCATTTCTTCCAACGTGGGTATTAAGTATGGTAATACCTTTTCTGTTAATGTTCCCGGCAAATATCCTAAACCACGACCAGATTCTACAACAGGTCTAGTAATAATAATTTTCTCAATTCTATTAGTTAGTAAATATTCACATGCCAATCCAACGGCCACAGCTGTTTTACCACTACCAGCTGGTCCTACGCAAAAAGTTATATCGCATTCAGACATTGTTCTAATATAGTCTACTTGATTTTGTGTTTTAGGTTTGAATACTTTTCTTAATGGTGGCTTTTTTTCTTTATTAGAATCTGTTGTTCTTTTTTTTCTCATTTTAATATGGCCCAGTGTTTGAGATTGAACGAATAGTAGCACCTTTGTATTGTACTAAATCACTATAATCATTTTTATATGACAGTGTTAGTTCCACATTACCTCCACCGGTATCTCCACCAGAAGTAGAGATATTATCTAGGTAGTTTTTCGTCCCTAAATCCCACACAAAATATTGACTGCCTAAAGCATCAGCTACAATTTTTATTTGTTTGTTTTCTTCGAATGTTTTATCTAAGCGCAATATATCTTGATATAGGTATATACTTCTAATAACACCTACCAATGAACAGGTTATACTGATTGGTAAGTTCACAAACTTCCAGAGATTGACATCTGTTTCATCATTTGCCCCTCTCCAAATACCAATATCATTTAGTTCTGTATAATCTATTGTAGCTTCAATTTGTATTGACTGTAAACCAAATACATCTTTATTGTCTATAGATAGTGGACTATTCAATTTAAAAATTTGATTGGCTTCTTCTGGCAAGATAGTAGAAGACATTTTAATATGCTGTCTTTTTAGAATATCTCCATCTTGAGCTGAATCGGGTAAAGCATCAATATCGCCATCATCATATTTTACAATATTACTAATAAGTGTAATTGTTTCTGTGATTTGATCAACACCAATATCATATGATATATTTGTTAGTAGGCAATTTTTATATGACACTTTTGTCAGTGTTGCACTATCTTGTATTAAAGATACATCATCTTCTCCATATACTATTATAATATCATAATTTTTTAATCCACTACTATTAGTATATGTGTCTGATCCTTGACATCCTAGATTTGTATTAGATAGTAGATGACACTGATTATAATTAGTACTAGAACTTTCATCATAGTAGAATAATTGTCCACCCCTTGGTATTATTCTAGAAATATTAATTTCATGAGTACGGTTCTTATTTTCAAAACGAAACCTTCTTTGAAATCTACCAATGTCTACTATAGATGAAGATTCGCTAGTGCTACTTACGCCAACTGACTGAGCGCCATCTAAGTATGCATAAGTTCCACCAGATTTAGTATTTCGTTTTCTATACAGTACAGCCTGACAGGCATAGAAAACTCTATTTTGAGACATATTTAATTTCCGCTACTGCCAAAACCAGACTGTCCTCTGTCAGAATTATTTAATTCCTCAGTCTCTATCATTTGTACAGATAAAATAGATTGAAATAATATTTGTGCTATTCTATCCCCAGCCTTAACATTATATGGTTCATATCCATGATTTTGTAACACAACACACACTTCGCCACGATAACCACTATCAACCACTCCAGCCATAGTATCAAGCCCGTGCTTAACAGCCAATCCAGATCTAGGCCATATTAAACCAACATAGCCATCTGGAATTGCCATAGATATTCCAGTTTTAATCATCAATCTATTCTGTGATGGTATTATGCAATCCTCTAGGGCATATAAATCATAGCCAGCATCTGTATGATTAGCCTTAGATGGAGCTATAGCATTTTTATCTAGCTTCTTAAAATGGATACTATGATTATAGGTAGTATTTGATATATTTATAGCTGAACAATCTATCAAGGTTGTTAAATCAATTGACATAATATGTCTCCAATGTTATACTAGTTCACATGTTCCGCCAGAACAAGCCCATTCCTGTTCTGCTTTTGTATTGTTTGTTTCTTCTATGACGCTGGTGAAATCTATATCTTGATATTCACGATTTAGATCTACCCACTCTTTCCAGTTAAATACGTCCTTCATACAGTATGTTAATTTTCGTAAATCCCCATCAAAATATTTACCTGCAAACTTTTTACATCTATTTGCAAATTCTTTCTTTTCTGATCCCTTGATTTTTTGTCCTATTCCAAGCAAGGAATCACAAGCGGCCCATAAATTATCTTCCCATAGTTCTAATGCCACTTCTATTAAGCCGCTCACAAACAATGAAGCATCTCCATAATGTTTTACTTGTTCGTGTGGAGTATAAACTGTTGTAAATGGTGCCTGTGGATAATCTTTATCTCCAGTAATTGGCAATAATGATATCCCACAAAAGTATTCTCTATTATTATATATGTAGTCAGTAACAATAGACCACTCTTCTGGCTTAATATTTATCGTATTTGATACGTTATGTACCAGCCAAGGTTGTGTACATAAATGCTTGTTTGTACCATTTAATACCCAGTTTTTTTGGGTATTTTTTACATGCTCTAATAATTGTATGGCGTCAATTTGATTTTTTATTTTAGACCCATCTGGAACTTCTACGCAAAATGAAATGACATCATCACTATCATTATTTGACCATACACTATCTTCACATGCCCTTGGATTAACTGATTTGAAGTATTGATATATTGGTTCCATTTTATTTGCTTGGACCTTACGAATATATCTTTTAGCATGATGAGGATGTATACCGCTGGATGTGCCTAAAATGCAACTTGATGTACCTTCTGGTTTAACACATGTAGTTCTTGCGGCTTGATTAATTGCTATCATATTAGCTATTTTAGCGTTGGTATCTCTAACAATATTTGCTCCAGCGCTTTGTATGGTATCATTAAGACATATATCATATTGTTCCATGATTCCGGTCATAGAAACACCAAGTAGTGCTTCTCTTGAGATAATTCTTTCTGACACAGAACCCAAATAATCAAATTTATTAAATCCTGCTTGTAGTGTTCCAATTATAGATGCGGCCCTACATGCATCATAAAAATCATTTTCTGTTTTTACTTTGGCACAATTGATTGTACTTAGGTTACATGCCTGCCAGCCAGTTTGTCCAGTTTCTATATCTACGGGCCACATACCAATTTCAACACAAGGATTAACAATTAACTCAGTTGAATCTGACCATACAAATCCCGGCTCTCCAAAATCTTTGACAGATTGCATTAACTCATTAAATTGTTCTTTAGTAGTTTCTTTTCTCAATAATAATGCTGAGTTATTTGATCTACCGCGTTGTGGATTTTCAATAAACCAATTACCAGTTTTGGCCTTTGCCATATCTTGATCGTCTGGACTAAAAACACAAATAGTAGCACTACGTCTGACTCCACCACTAATTACAGCGTCAGCACTATACATAACTATATCATATGCTTCTATTGGAAGTAATTTTCCTATTCCAGACTTCATACTCTTATCTAATAGTTTTTTAATATTATTTAAGGCTTTGCGTAATGGCTCTGGACCCGGAGCCTTACCACCACTAGATTGTAAAAATGCTCCAGCCGGTCTAATTTCAGAAAAATCGAATGTTATATTTTTACCATTATATTCTGGAAATAAGTCTGTATCTTCAAAATAACTAGAGACTAATATTCCAATAGCATCAGACCATCCTTCGATTGAATCAGATATAGTAAACTTTTTATTTCCAGATTTAGTTTTTACTAAATTAGGAAGTTTATTAATATGGTGTTTTTGTACTGAGAATCCTGTACCACATCCACATAGTAATAGATACATGCACTCTTGGAAGAATCTAACGCGATCTACGTATGAGGCAATGCAATTATATATTCTAGCGTTGTGTTTAAAGATAGGACTTCCGCCAAATTGTAAAGCTCTTTGTGAACCAAGCACCCTCTTCTTCCTCATCATCTCATAAGCCCATTCAATTTCTTGCTGAAGTTCTTTATGGGCCGGATTAGACTGATCAATATATTTGTCAATCATCATTTGCTTTACTCTGTCTACTGCCTCATTCCAAGTTTCTCTTCTTTTTTTTTCTGGACACCATCTAGCGTACTTAGACACAAACGTATAATTCATAAGAGCTTTAAGTGACATATTTAATCTTTCTCTGATGGATCTTTTTCTAGTGTGATAGTTATCTTATTGAGATTTATTTCAATTACTGTCTTATCATCCCTTTGATAGATATTTACATTATCGGCCAAAGTAGTGATTTTGTCAACTAAACTCTTTTTAATTCCAAGCTCTTTGATAATAGAATTAACTAAGATTTGTATCATATGTTAGTGTGTTACTTTATTGAGTAGTATTTCAATTTTTTGTATGATATGATTTAACGAAGATGCCTTTTCATTTATTGATATCTTACAATCAATTACATTTTTCTCTATTGCATCTATTTTAGATTCTAGTCTGCTTTCCATTCCAACAACCCTATCTTCTAAAGACAGCATTCTTCTATTTAATGAATCATTGACTTTTTCTTCAAGAATAATTATTTGTTTGCCATGATTAACCAATGTTAACATAACCCAAGCAATGAATGGTATAAATATAATACCAAGTACTTCTATGATATTGTGAAATAGTGACCAAATATTTAAAGCATCGTTCATTATAGCACTCCTTATAGGATATTATTTTGGTAGACACAGGGGGCTTTTAATACCCCCTATGTCACACCAACATAAATCACATACCAGTTATTGCTTTATAATTGAAGAAGTCGCCACCACTAGCCACAGATAATGTTACGAAGTCTACCTTCATAACTAGTTCACCGGGAACTGCTCTGGTTGGATTAGCGGCATTATCTATATGACGAGCTTTATTATCATTAACTGGACTCCACATATAACCACTACTAAATGTATTAAGAGCAGTGGGTTTAGCAGATGCTGTACCAGCAGCATTAAGGAATAGTCTACGCGACTGAAGCTTAGTACCATTGTTGAGATATCCACTTCTGGCAAATCTATTACTTCTAATAAAGCTAGTAGTAGTAGCACCAAAATCATGCTCAAATTGAGCAATAGATCTAGTATTATCACCCCTACCAGTAATTAGAATATTAGTATTAGCAGCACCAGATAGTGTAGCACTACTCGCTGCAATTACATATTTACCAGCTTCGCTATAGGCAAATGTGCCACTAGAGTATGGTTTACGATTGTGACTAAGACCATTATCTTTCACTCTTGGTAAAGTGCCATCTGTATATTCTGTGGCATTATCCTTGAGTGCAAGAGCTTTGGTAATTCTTTCAGTGCTTGTTGTAGTATTGCCAAGGATAGTTCCACCCTGTCTGGTACTACTATAAGCGCCACCTGTTGTATTTTTTAGATAATTAGCTTTAGATGTAGGAACTGGCATAATTATGCTCCATGTAATTTGAATATAACATAATCCTAATTATCCTAAATACAATCCATGTCCATAGCTATATACACAAAATGGTATTAACTTTTAACTAGATTTTTACACATCCTAATAGCTTTTTTTAATCTTCTTCTTGCTGTTTCTCTACTATAGCCATTCTCGTCAGCAATTTCAGTCATGGTCATATTATGAAAAAATCTTTGCTCTAATAGAGTTTTCATACCGCTAGGCAGGCTCTCTAATATGTCAAATACTTCATTCTTAATAGAAAAACTTATTGGTTGTTCTATGCTGTCCGAAGCATATTCTATATTTTTCTTTTTTAGTTCATTTTTAAGAGCATATAAAAGCTGTTGATATAGATAAGATGTAAACTTTGCACCCTTTGTTGGGTCATACTTTTCTATGCATTTCCATAATGTTACCATAGCAATAGAAGATATGTCATTATGGTCTAATGCATACATGAACTTATTGGACACAGAATTTATTATATTACGTATGTTGCTGTCTTTCAAATAGTTTTCAATATTTTTATCCATTAGTACCTCTTAAGATAATTCCACCCTTTTTATTTTTCATAACCGTTAACTTATTTAGTCCGTCTAAGTAAGTTTTATCCATTTTATCAGAAGCTATGTATTCTACTTCACCGTCTGGAGACACTAGTATAGACCAGTAATCGACAGATTGCAACTGTTTCTTGACCAAATCTACGGTTTGTCGTAGATCATTATCTGATAATATTTCTTCTTCTGTATAATTACAGATAGCATTTTCTATATCTTTTCTTACGTGCTTAATATTAAATAGTCTAGCAACCCCTATAAAAAAAGAATATCTACCCATAATTTTTAAGGCTTCAACTCCTTCTATTTTTTCAATTATTTCTGCAATATTAACTGTTACATCAAAATTTGTATGTCCGATCCAGCAATCCCATCTATCAGAAGGTTTTAATAGAGAATCTTGTGGGTATGGACCCATAGGGGTATGAACTATTTTGTTCTGAAATAACAAATCATGTGCAAGTAATGGATACTCGTCATCCGAATCTTCTAGCAAGCTTACGCTTGCCTCACTAAGGGCATTATCAGATAAAGATTCTTCTACTTTAGAATTCCAACTTTCCCAAGCTATTTTTTTTATTTTGTGCATAATTATCCCTCACTGGATGAATTATTTGATATCTCTTGGGCGCACTACAATACTATTATTGCTCGATATTTTGTTTTTATGTAATTGTGATAAATTATTCTTGATTTCATTAAACTCATCAAGCCTATTATTTTCTACACATTGGGAGTATAAATGTTGTAATATTCTTTCTAGAATATCTCCATACTTTAACTCAAATATGATCTGTGATATATATTTTACCCCATCTTGTGTATTGTCCCAATCACAAACAAACATTAATTCATTAGTTTCTTTTTCAATGTATAGAGATAGTTGTGCTAACACATCTAGCTTAGAATATTCTGAATTTTCTTGATAGAATTCTTCCATAAAAACTTTCGAAATTTGGCTTATTGTTGTGTGAAACAAATTTTCCACGTTTTTCTATACCAAGCAAATTAGGTAATTTTATTGCATAAACTACTTCACAATCTGTGGTATTTACTTTTCTAAAGTCCATCAACTCAATTGAAGTCCAATCAAAGTACACACTAACATATTCAGAAAATAAGTCCCTCGCGGTATCTGTTATATCTTTGGTAGAGATATATTTACTAGGAAATTGACCTTCTTCTGTGAGCAAGAATTTGAAAAAATCATCGTGCGAATACTGTACATTAGGATTTTGTTGCACGACAATTAGTGTCAATGCTACTTTCATGTTGGTTCTTTTGCATCAGAATTAGTTGTAGTATATTGGACTTGTGATTTTAGATTTTTGACAATTTCTAATTGTGATGCCGCACTTTGATACTGTCTAATAGCATTCAATAATTCATTTAAAGAATTATTCTTAGATTGATCTTTAACTAAGACATTGATAATAAAAGAATTTTCGTCTATAATAGATTGTAATCTGCTTTCAGCCGCTCCTAAAATATCCATTATTTTCCTTTCAATTATTCAAGTACCAAGCAATTCCATAGAATTTTTCTTGTAGTAGTAACTTTTCATTATCAGATAGTATATGATTTTTATCTCCAACCGTGTCTATTATACTATTGATTAAGAAAATGTCAAGATCTGCATATTTATCTTTGAGCGAATCCCCAAAAAAATATTTACCAGCCAGTGTGTATAAATGATTTAATTTTTGCGTATCTATATCATATGATATAATTCTATCAGCAAATACTTTATTAAACACTGCTAGGTTTAATCTATCAGTATCATTTGTGACTATATTAGTGATCTTAGACACTTGTTGTGCTATAGCATCTGTTGGTTTTTGTATACCAAGGCTTGGAGTGACATCCTTTTCTACTCCAGATATTTTGCTTAGAAATACAAAAACCACCAGAGCTAATCCAGCAATAAGCAAATAATTACTTTTCATCAATAGTTTTCCTATTTTTTTCTAGTGTATATACAGATACCAACATTGGAAATACTTCTTGTAATTTATTGTAAGCATCAAGTAAATTAGCTTGTTTACAGGCATTTGATAATATTTCCCACTTTGCTACTATAGATGTTAAATCTGTATTAGTAGTTGGTTTGGGTGTTACTTCCTGTTTATTATCAAACAAACTTTTTACATTTGATACTACATAATCTTTAGAACCAAGTATTAGCATCAATACACCACACCCCAAGACAATCCATTGAGTAGGAGTTAATAAACCTAAAATATCTTTCATCATTTTGTCTCTCTAATAGTATCTCCAACTACCCATGCTACAACAATACTGGTAACCGCTAAAAGTTGCTCATGATCAAGTTGAACACCAAATAATTCAGATGAAACTACTGTTGCTAAACCAATTGCTGCAACCCAAAAACGTCTTGAAGTGAGTAAAGATTTGACTTTATTCATTTTTCGCTCCTATTGATGTTGTTTGATTATTAACCCCGCGCCATGAAATGGACATTCTGTTGTATGTCCATCACCGTGTATTATTCTTCCAGTTCCTTTGCATGGACACTTTTTAGGATCTGGATTTGGTCTAATTATATTGTCATCTGGTTTTGGCTTAATTTCAAATATTTCTTTTTCTGCCTTACTAAAAGCATTATTAGCACTATACACAAGATCTTCTATGTTTATTTTTGATGAACTAAAGTTAGAATCTTGAGTTTGTATTACTCCATGAAATATAAATGGCAATAATAATGTAAGTGATAAAGCTACAAATTTAAGATTTCTCATATTAAAATACCTCATCAAGAGTCCAATCTATATTTCTTGCTGGAAAGCCATCAACATCACTAAACACCCATGATCCACTAGAGCCTAACATATCACGGGCTACAGATTCTCTAATCCAAAAACTTCCATCTGGTTGATCGTGTCGTTTTGGGCCATTATTCCAAACTCCCCAACTATTTTGAACCAAGAAAAGAGTTTCATTATATATTTCATGGGTATCATCTGCGGCTATCCAAGCCATAGCGTGCGCCCAAGATCCAGATGGGGCGGCTATACCATACTTATCTCTACGAGAACTGAATCCAAACATTGAACATACGCTTATGCCATATCCATTTGCCAGAGCGTCTCTGGCCTCTTCTACGGTTGTTATTAAACTGGCTGTTCTTACTGGCCTCTTTTGTGCTTCTTCTATAAGCGTCTTAGGTGGCCCGCTTCGTCCCCAAGACGATGCAAGTTTACCTTGATATGATGTTAAATCAATATTGTCATATTTTTGTCTAATTAATACACCACCAGTTTGTTTGACAAATCTTGCCGCACCAGAACATGTCATGCCTTCACCACCGTGTCCGCGTGAACCATATATGCCTTCTGTAGCACCGCGAGCAACAAACTCTTCATTTTCTCCATTGATAATTTCACAGCTTCTAGTGATATCTATTGCATTACGAGTAGAGTGTGAGACACAATCACCAACTACTTGTCTTTCTGAAGGACCAAAATTAGGATCGAATTTTAATAGATTTTTAAATGGAAGAGATAATTTTCCTTTTCCTGTTCCATATAATTTATATGCAGCAGCACCGAATAATGGATGTCTTAATTCACCCAATAATTTATCAGTATCTTCTGGATCACAAATGCTACCGACGAATCCATCCTTGTACGTCTTTAGAATTTTTGATGGAGTACTAAAGTCGAGTTGCATTTAATATTCCTTTAGCTGAGTTTTGCCATGAAAATTTTTCTGCTGTCTGAATACCATCTACATTAATATTTAGTTCACCGTTCTGTTTTTTCTTATGCACCAGCCTCATATGACTTATAGTTTCTTCTTTTTGATTATCAGACAACTCAGCCCAAAAACCACATTTACCATCAAAAAATACTCCATCAAACGCTGTCTCTAGATTATCGACATCTATAAGCATGGCATTTTGATTATTGCAAAACTCTGTATGTGCAGAATAGTTGGTAGTAATTACATGTTTTCCGCATGACATCATTTCAAGTAACTCTAAATTCCACCCTTCAGCCCTAGATGGAAATATTCCACAATCTGAGAGCCTCATAATATTATACACATCTTTTTGGGTTTGCTGTCTAGGTATTATCCTTATTTTTTCACCCAGCTGTGAGTTTTTATATAGGCTTTTCCATTCATTATTTTGTTCGCCTATAAAAGGATTATCGCATAACATCCATAGTTCTACATCGTCATGATAGGTAAATGCCCTATTAAAACACTCAACAATAATATCGTGACCTTTTCTAATTTCCCATTTTCCACAATTGAGAAAGACTGTAGTTGACCTTTTATTTGGCAGTGTACATGGCCTAAATACAGTAGCATCTACACCAAGCGGAATTACATGAATGTCTGATTGATCAAATTTATTCACATTATTCATTACGACTTCTTTTGCCCAGTTAGAACATACCATAATTTTATCACAATGAGATAAACTGACTATTTCATGAGAATTAAATTTGGTTAATTCAAATATTGGAAAACCAAAATATGTACCATTACCAACTTTGGTCTGTAAATCATGTTGATGCCATAATTTTATACACGGTCTATGTTTATCAAAATAAAGTTGATTATTAATACTTATAGATATAATATGGGTATCATCCATATTTTCTGGTCTTGAAATTGGATATAATGCAATTGTATTATCTATTTGATATAATTCTTTCAGTAGATTATATCCAGCTATACCATAGCCGAGATTATTAATTGGAGCTATAAAATTTATCATTGAATATTTTCTTCCAATAGTTATATACCATAATTAAATCTTCATCTTGATGTATATTAGACTTTACTATGATATCATTCCACGCATTTATTAATTCTACATCTCTTGGTGTGCCAAGACATATATATTGTTCTGTTTCATACATCAATATCTTTAGATTGTCGTTAATAATTAAATTATATGGCATTGTTACATAAAATTCATTATTGACTCTGTTGCCAGATTCTATCAATTTTCTAAAATAATGATTCATCATTTGGAATGATTTGAAATAATATATTCCATTAGATGCGTGTTCAAATATTGGATGTGCTGTAAAACATCCTTTTTCTTTAATTTCTAATACATTATTATTGCTATCATGTCTAACATGTGCAAAATTAGTATTGTAAAATTTATGCGGATGTAATCCACAGTGTGTCAATATACATCCATCAGCATTATTTGTATGAACATATGAAATTAGTTTGTCTAAATTAAAGATACTTACTAGATCACAATAGCTTACAATAATTTCTTCTTCTGGATTGATATCTAAATTTGCCGATAATATTGATACAACTGGACCATCTGAATTTGGCGATATTGGATTAATATTTATTTTTGGAAATAGTTTTTGTAGAATTCTATTACTAGCAACATTACAATTTTTTGTGATCAAATATATATTATCATGTGAGATGCCATCAAACATATTGATTACATGTTCAATCATGTATTTATTTACAACTTTTATGAATGATTTTTCTGGATATCCATTTTTAGTAAATCTTTCACTTTTACCAGACAGTGTTATTATTATTTTCATTTTTTCGCCTATAAAATTCTGGTATATGTTTTTTGCTCTCACCCCAAAAATGTATAAATATCGCATTCTTATATTTGTCTACAGTTTCATCTATGGAGAGATTATCAAATGACTCTTCATAAAATTGTGCTGGGGCATATGGACCTGTTTTTCTAGCCCCCCAAAACTCCTTAATGTTTAGATTTAAATTTTTCTTTTTACATATGTAATACACTAATTCTAAAATAGTTTCCTCAATGCATTTTGTTTCTATTTTGATATTTAATATATCAAGATGTTCTAGCAATATTTGCTTAAACGACATAGCTGATTGTTTGTTTGCAAAAATTAGAGACGCATTAGATAATGTGTAAAATTCTTCATCTTGCGATAAATTGATTTTAGATATGAGGTATTTTAGCCATTCGATTTTTGTATTTGCCCAACCAATCTTGTCTTCTTGTGTTGGTTTTTTATTTGACCAGCAATAAACGTGATTATTATCAATGTTAAGTATATCAAAGATATTAATATTATCTAAGTTAATAGCCATATCTAAATGTAACCAATAAAAATTGTCATAACCAGAATCACAAAAATCCAATATTGCAGCTATTGCACTTAATGTATATACACTGTAATCTTTACAAGAAGGTTTTTTATCTGTCTGAAAATTATTGAGTATAATTTGCATGAATTTATTTTTTTCATCTATTACATTAAAAGCAAGTCCATGTTTCTTGCAATATTCTATCATCTTATTTTTTTGCAAGTTAACCCAATCTATATTTTCTTTATTATTCAATACTCCAAATCCATATGATGTATATATTGAGTTTTTCATTTTGATAAACACTCATTTTCATTTAAACATTTATGCCAATTCATCACTTCATCCAGATTTGGTATAATTTTTTTATATGTATCATAATTATTTAATTTATTTGATGCGTCCATCAGCGATAAACTGTCAATATTTTTTGCTTGCAAATTCAAAAAATGCATTATTTTATCTAGTTCTAGTGATTGATTTTCAGAATATAAATCCTCATATTTCACTATTAAGGTTTTATTGCTATGATAAAATTTTACATAATTGTAATAACATTGAATATTTTTTATGAAATCAAAATAACAGACAGCAAATTCTTTTAAGTCGATTGGTGGTCTTACTTCAGAATAAAAATCATTTAATAAAGACTGAGCTACATCATTTTGAAAACTATTTTTTAGTCTATGCTTTTCGTATATTTTATAGTCTCCAGAATAGGTCATCGATACAATATTAGATAGCATAGTATCCAAGACACTTTCTCTATATAAAAAAATAATCTTTTCAGCCACATCTATTATTTCAAAATTATCTAATATATCTAGAGGCCAGCCTAATATTTTTATAATATCATATGTTTGTATTTCTTCGAACTTATCTTTTAATGTTACTTGTCTATTTTCATTGCACTCTGGATTATATGGTTCCACAGACAAAGTACTTTCAGATGAATATGCTATATACTCACATAAAGCTGTTGAACCAGATCTTGGAACTGGTGAAAAAATTAACTTCATAATATATTCTCTAACTTTTTCTTAAAATCATTGACAAAATATCTGCCACTTAAAAAGTATTTAGGCATATTTTTTAGATATTCATGGGCTTCGATGATTAAATCTGTGTTTCTTATTTTTGATTCAGCCTCAGAAAGATTATCAAAGTATAATGGATAATCAGCACCAAGATATTCAACTACTGCTGGTAATTTATTTACTATTATTGGTGTATTTCTAGACATAGATTCTATGATCGCATTATTAGCAGAACTATCATATAGATCCAAAAATACTACACCCCTAGTTAATAGTTCATCAAATTGATCGGCTTCTAGAAATTTTAACATTGATACTCCAGCCCACATATATCTAGATTGATGGGCGTCTGGATTTGTTTTGTTGTATACATCGAGCATAGTTAAAGTATAATCATACGAACTAGGAAGCCAGATTTTTGTATAATCTGTTCCTATATTTAATTTATGTAGTGAATCTAATTTTCTTAACCAATATCCTAGTTGTATTACTGGCTTGCAACGCTGGTGTATAAATTTATCTGGACACCATTTTAACTTTGGAATCTGTGTTGGATGCTTAAGATCTATTATTGGAACATCAACACGCGACGAAAGCCATTCTTTCAAATACTTAGATAGTACAATTAAAAGCTTACATGTTTTTAAAGATTCTTGAAAAATTGGACGACTCAATATAGCATTTGGGGAATCAAAATAATTAAACCAATTTGGCATATTTGGCGGGTTATGCAAAAAACCTATCCATTTATGCTTATATGGTATTTTATGAATACTTTTTCCACGAAAATGATCGTATAAATACCAAGAAAAAGATCTTTCAATAAAGTCATCACAAAAAATACCACTACGTGAGTGTAGTGTTTTTAATTGGCTTAAACAAAACTGCCATCCAGATCTATGATGTATAAATCCAGATGACTTAGATAAATCAATTGTAATCATATCAGTTTTCTAGATAGCATCCCCTCATAAAATCCTATTTGATATTTACACTTACATATAACCAAATTTTCCAAATAATCACCATCCATGTCTGGATTTGAATCTAATAGCCATCTTGGCATTTCATTATCTAGCATTTCTGGAGACTCTACAAATCTATGCCACAATTCTTTTCTTTTTTCATCTAAGTTTTTATTGCTGACTAATAATCCATCTTGGTATCCAGAATCATAATAAAAATCAGATATCTTTTCCATTGAAAAATCTATTTCATCTAGATATTTTATTTTACTCAGTGTACTACAATAATAAACACGATATCTATTAGCCATTTGTGCTATAAATAATTTATTACTTATATTTTTATGTCTATATGAAATTACTGGCCTATAGGAAAAATCATTATAGGCTCTTCCAGATATGGCACAGTATAATAAATCTGGATATAGATGTATTTCTTCAGTAAGATCTGATATAACATTATGACCATTATCAAGATTATATCTTTGATATTTTTGATTTATCTTATGGATACCATTATTAAGTGAGGCGTGTGTATGTGTATTAGTTGGGCCACAGAATATACCACCATCTCTTAATAAATTATTAATAGAAATGATCTTATTTAAGTAATCATCTTCTACATAAAATGTATTATCAACTATAATAACAATACTAGATTTTACTTGGCTAGGTAAATCATCAATACTTATTTTATGTATTTGAGCAGATAATTCGTAATATGATATTTCGTGTTTAAAACTATCAATAGCTAATTTATATTGTTTATTATTTAGTACTAGTTGTTTTGGTTGATTATTTTTCTTGGTTTCATTGATAGCAAAGATTTCAATATCCAATTTATTTTCCCTTATTTCATTAATTTTTTTAGTCTGTTCTGATAAGAATTGTCGTATCCAGTTATTCTTGCTACTTCTAAAGAATCATCATTTAGAATGATAGTAGTTGGCACAACTCTAATTTTAAAATGTTTTTTTAGATCTGGTGATTCATCTATATCGATAATCACAATATTGTATATGTCATGTAGATCTGTATTATCATCTAGAAATTTTTTTAAATTAACACAGGAAGGACACCATTTGGCACTAAAAATATATAAATCATCCGCAATACAATATTTTGATGTCAAGCCAGCAAATACTAATATACAAAGAAAAGTATTTAAGAATCTAACAAGTGTCATACAATTATTTCTAATATTGGTTTTCCGCCATCTACTATTTTTACAGGTCTATTGCCGGGAGCCATAATATGTTTTTCTGGATTAATACCAAGTAGTGTATATATAGTCGAGGCCCAATCTTCTACTGACACAGGATTATCTAGTGGATCAGTGGCCGTATCATTGCTAGATCCATATACTATTCCAGATTTTATACCGCCACCAGCCATTATTCCACTATATAGCTTGGGCCAATGATCTCTTCCGGCAGTTGGATTTATTTTTGGTGTTCTTCCAAACTCTGTTCCAACTACTACCAATGTAGATTCTAATAATCCTCTTGATTCTAAATCAAGTATTAAACTTGAAAATGCTTTATCAAAAGGTGGTAATTGAGTTTGCATATTAGTAGCAATATTATCATGATGATCCCATCCACCATATGTCATTGTTATAAATCTTACTCCAGCTTCTACTAGCCTTCTTGATAATAACATCCTCATGCCAGCAGAATTCTTGCCATATGTTTCTTTTGTTTCATCTTTTTCTAATGATAAATCAAATGCCTCTATAGCCGCATTAGAATCCATTAGCTCAAAAGCATTTTCATAAAATGAATTCATGGCAACTAAAGCATCAGATTTTTGTGTTGCATCAAAATTTTTATTGACGACCTCCAACATTTTTTTTCTTTTATCAAATCTTTGTATCGATATTCCTTCTGGCAATCTTAGATCTCTTACTTTAAAATTGGGATCTTCTGGATTTCCACCAAGACTAAAAGAAGAATATGAATGACTTAAATAACCGGCACCAGCGAATTCATTAGGTACATTTGGTACTGTAATATAGGGTGGTAGATTGTTTTTTCCACCTAATTCATGACCCACTATAGAACCAATACTGGGGTATTGTATTGCTGGCGATGGTCGCCATCCGGTAAACATATTGTGTGTTCCACGTTCATGTGCTGCCTCATTATGGTTCATAGATCGTATTACTGTTATCTTATCTGCAATCTTGGCAGTATCTTTCAATAATTCGCTAAATTTAATTCCAGTAATTGAAGTATCTATTGATGATAGTGGCCCCCTGTATTCTGCTGGGGCAAATGGTTTAGGATCAAATGTTTCTTGGGTAGAAAATCCACCGGGTAAATATATGTAAATTACAGATTTTGCTTTTGCTTCTGTAGCAATGTTATCATCTGCAATTAACATTGAATAATTAGTATTATTAATACCAATACAACTCAATGCGCCAAGCTGTAATATATTTCTTCTATTCATTTTTTAGTTTGATTATATTTAGAGCGGAATTAAATATGTTTTCTATAGAGCTTTCTGGTATTCTTGATTTAAAATATGAGAAAATTTGTTTTATCATTTCATGATCTGGATCTTGAGTTAATTCTAGCCATCCAACAAAATAATTCCATATCCTATCTTCAAGTATTAATGGATATTTTACACCAAGCGGTCTTCCAAATCTATGTACCCATCCAAGTTGTGGCAAGCATATATTTTTGCCACCATTTCTTCTAAATTTTTCTGCTATATATCCTTCTTCTCCACCAAATCCTTTAAAGTGTTCACATATTCCCGGCCAGTTTTTCTTTTCAAAAGAACACAAACCCATACCATGCATTAGTATCTCAAATGGTTTATTAGATTTATATTTTTCATGATCAGTAGCCCATGTTCCGTACATATCTCCGCTCCAATTGGGATCAAAATGAGTAGAAAAATTTTTTAGATCATCATAAATCAACGGTCCCTGTATCAAGTTCTTACAATCCTTATTTTCTGCATAATAATTTAATAACGAATTAATAGCGCCTTTAACTAATAAAACATGACAATCAATAATAAGAACATATTTTCCAATAGCATGTTTTACTATTTCATATTTGTTAAAACTAGAACTTTTATCTTCTTTTGGTATGTATTTACCAAGTTGATTTAATCCGTTTTCAACAAATTTTTTTGTAACTTTTCCGCTTTCGCTATTTGGATTATTATCTAAAACAATATATTCTACAGAATCTGTGTTACAGATTTCATGATACATTCTTAAACTTTGTATTGTAAAAAATACTCCATCATAATCATCATATGTTGCCATACCAATTGTTAATAATTTTTGACTCATAAAATTATGGATTCATCAATGACTCCCATAATTCAATATCTATTGCATATATTTCACGAACTCTATTTTCTTGTTCTGGCGTTAAAATAGGTTTATTTTCACTAGCATCCAAATGTGGCAATGGCACTGTAATTCCAAGCCAATTTGCGCAATCTTGTAATTGCGTTTCAAATAAAAATGCTCTGTCATAATTTGTAATATGGCAGAACTCGCAGCCGTATATTGGATTTTCTAATTGTTCTTCAACTGTTCTATTTCCATGAGCCACCATAGATCGAAATCTTTCAATTGGATTTCTAACAATAACACATTTTTGACCATTGTCTTGGCTAATTGGATAAAAATAAGCAGGATGATATGAATCTGTTATTTCTATATCTGGATAAAAGGACTGTAACATAGCCATTGCTATTGAGTGCGATCCACTGCGAGGAATTAGAATTATACTATTTCCATTCGGGCTTGTTAATATGCTTGGCATGATTATGTAAAGTAAAGTATTACTGCTCCAGTTTCTCTAGTTTCTACTGTGCCGAATCCATTACCGCCGCCTATACCGCCAGAGGCAAAACTTCCATACTTATCAAATTTAGTACCAGCACCAAATACATTTGGATTAGTCATATCATAATTATAATTAACGTATGTAGTTGGATCTATTCCTAATAGATTTAATACGGCAAATAGGCCGTCTATATCTGTTGCTTTAAATACTGGCCTACCCACACCCTGTGGAGTATTTCCACCAACTGCTCCGTTAGCGTATTCTCCACCACCTTGATATCCTCCACCCCCACCGTTAGCGCCACCGTCACCACCATTGAATCCAAATCCACTAATTAACCTACCTCCACCACAGCCGGTAATGGTTGTGTTATCATATGTTATTGTTGTATTATTACCAAATGAGCCATAATTAGCATTATTAACAGCAGCACCAACTGTATAAGCTACAGAAGAGCCGCCATTAACATTCCAAGTTTTATATGCTGTTCCACCAGCCCCCTTTTCGTAGTTTCCACCACTTCCAATAGCCCATGCTTTCATAGTGGTGGCACCAGTTGGTACTGTATATGAAGAACCAGTTGTTAGCATAACTGCCATTGGTGAAAATGGTGCCGCAGTGGTAGTAGTAGTTGAGGTTGTTGTGGTGGTTGGTGCCGCAGTGGTTGTGGTTGTGGTTGTTGGAGCAGCAGTGGTTGTTGTAGTGGTGGTTGATTGTGTTGGAATTAATAATGAGCCACCATATATTTTTTGCACTTCTTGAGAGCTAAAGTATATTTTTTTTATTTCATTAGAGCCGATATTAAGCATTATATATATTCCACGTATATATTATTTTTTCTTTGGATGTCCACTTGGTAATAAATCATTATCCTGTTTATAGTTTGGATTAGACGGTCTACCATTTCTTAAGAGATAAAGAAAGGCTTTTATTCTTGCTATAGCCCATCCATGTCTACTCATCTTTGGATGATGGCTTGTACTAAACGCTCCTGCTCCTCTTCTATATACTGTTTTTAACATACCAAGGGTGGCTTTGCTACCTTTATTCTTTTTATTATGCTCTGCTACCATACTTTTAAGTTGATCTTCAACATCCTTACTAAAATCTATCTTGGTATTTGGTTTATCAGCACTCTTTGGTGGATTTTTTTTGGAACCCCTTTTTTGATCCTTCTTAGGTGCTGGTGTTTTTCTTGGATCTTTTGGGCCGGGTTTCCCATATTGTAAAGCATCAGACTTGTTATATTCTGACATTAGTTGAATAAACTTGTTAATCATTTTTATATTTATTTCTATAATTAATACTAGGTTATTGGACCACCAGTAATCCAAGCATCACAAGTTCTATCACCAGCACATTTAAAATCAAATAGTTCACAGTATCCAAGATTAGCTTTATCTGTTATTTCCTCTGCTATCTTTAGTTCTTGCTCTTCTTCGGATAGTTCAGCTATTCCTTTATGTATACAGTTTAACATTTTTTCTGTTTTTATAAAAGCTGCACAATTTGCACATCTCATTGTTTTTGCATTTTCAATGGATGTTTTAAATAATAAAGCCTTTTTTTGCCAAAACTGTTCATCATTTAATGATGGATTTGCTGGACCATAATTAGCCTTATCCACACATATTTGTCTATTTTGTAGATTGATGCTAATATCTTGTGTAGATTTTGGACAAACTATTTGATTTTCTACTGCTTTAAGTATATTTCTTTTTTTCATATGTCACCACATTTTGCATGACCAATATCTTGCTTTCCACTTTGGACCCGGATTAGTATCGCATTGATGTCTTGCTCTAAAGCTTTTACGCCTAGCTGGAATATCTCTTTTAATTTCCATATTTGGGTCACCAAAATTTACTTTGACTACATTACCTTTATCATTTTTGACATAAACACTAAACTTTTTTGGACCTTTTGGTGTTCTAAATGGTTTATTTAATGTGACTTTTCTTCCTTGATACTCAGAGGCATATGCACTGTCATCTTCCATATCCTCATCCTCATCCTCAAGCTCTGAAGGCTCTTCCACATATTCATCTTCATATTTACCCGGCTCATAATATGAAACAAAATCATAAACATTTTGTACATATATTTCTGCCTTAGATATCATATCTTTGGTCCAATCTTGAAATTTAATATCCATCATTTTTATTTTTGATACTATGCCCATCAATTGGTCATGCATTTTTTGCAATTGCTCTATAGCCATTGCATCTCCGCTGTCAGACTTTGCTTGCTTCCAAGCTTGTTTAGTTGGTCTATCTTTATCTCCGGGTTGTGCTGGCTTATAGTTTTTTCCTTCTCTTTCCTTTTTCTTACGTATATTTTCCCATAAACTTGCATTTTCTTTAGAAATATCCCATTCTTGTGTTTGTTCGCCTAAATCAACATATTCGCACTCTAGTGGGGTATAAAAATTATCTTCATTTAAGTCTTCAGTAAAGCCAAATGTTTCATAATTATATGCAAAATCTACTGTATCCATAGACTTTGCATTAAATCCAGCATTACTCATGCAAACTGCCACTCTTTGGTCTTGATTTGGGAAATCTTTTTGTACTGTTTCATCACTCATGCATCTTGACATGAATTGTTCCCTTGTTTCTTTTTCCCCTCTTTTTGGTAGTGGCATGATTTTCTCCTATTTATTTTTGTGTGTATATGATACACAGTCACGTATCAGACTTACCTCATCTGTGTAGCATTTATTTTTACACATTTTTTCTATTACAGACTTCGCATCTCTAACCCTATATCCCAATTTTACTAATGCCTGCCTAGTATTTGTAAGTAATTCAGCAGAAGTTTCTAGTTGTTTTTCATTATTAAGTCTTACAGTTTTGTTGATCTTAGCTGGTTTTTCAACATATATCGTCTTATAGACTGTATTTGAAGCATTACATGTCTGTCGAATATAATTTCTAGAATATAATTTATTAATTAATGGTGTAGCCAAACATAGGGTGGTTGGCAGCAATAATAAAATTAAATATATAATAGCACCACTAGAATTTGCAAAGCCAGCATTACTCATTTTACGCCCTTAAATTTCTTTTTTCGTGTTTTTCTATATTCTTTAATATTGGTAATTTGTATCTTTTCTTTAGGCAACATAGAGAGTGCAATTCTTCTATGTTCCTTTTCAGAACTTTCTTTTACAATATGTGTATTTTTATTTTGGATTTTTTCTATTTCTCTCTCTAGTTTATTAGTATCTTTTTCTGCTCTTTTCTTTAGTGCTAGTCTACGCCTTCTTTCATGTTTCGCTTGTCGATGATTCTTATTCATAGTTATCATTATTTCCATTTTTTATTGCTTGAAGTCTTTTAAGTAATTTTTTCTGATCTTTTTCTAGCTTCTTTTTTCTTTTCAGAATCTCTCTTTGATCAGAAGCACTAATTTGTGGTTGATATTGTCGTTCTGATAGAACCGACATTTGTTGATCTATAGCGTTTAATTTTGAAATTATACTATTAATGCTCATATTAATAATGAAGTTCGTGCCGCCCGAAGGCGGCAACGAACCTCAATGAACTCACTTTGATAAACTTGGCTTTACAACTTTAGAGAAGGTACTTGGTAGAACGCTATATGATGTTCTGCTATTTCCTTCTTTGTCTTCCCAATCACGCTGTCTTAGGCGACCATCAATAATTACTCTATCGCCCTTAGATAGCTCCACATTTCTAGAATACTCTGCATGACTACCCCATCCATCTACATCAAGATAAACGGTTTCCTCTTTACCATTTCCAAGAGATTCATTAACAGCAATTCTAAATGTGACTAGTTCCTTATCGGAAACAGTCTTATATTCTGGATCTTTAGTCAAATTTCCCTTCAGTATAATTCTATTGTTTAACATAATACCTCCTAAAAATTAATCAAAACCCTAGACTTCTCTAAGTCTACTCTATTATAGCATCAGACTCTGATTCAGTCAACATGTCTATTTTTTTTCTTTCTAATTCGTAGCTTAAAAGATAATTTAATGCCATTACTAAACCATTAACATCATCTCCTAATTTACCAATTCCAGTGTTACACTTTTCACATATCCAACCACGAAATTCGTTAGATATATGGTCATGGTCCAAACACCATTTTATTGGCTGTTTACCACAACACGAACACACTTCTGGTTTTGGTGGCGCCGTCTTATGAAGATAGTTTCTTATTTTTCTTTGACTTTTAATACATGTATTACATCTCATGTCCAATTTATCCTTATACATAATATGTTTAGGAAAATGAACAACAGTTTTTTCTATGCCACAATATATACATTTTTTAGTTTTCATTAGTACTTGATATATAGCAGAAAACAACATTCTTCCAAAGAAAATAATTTTAGTTAACGCGATCAGTGTTCTTGCTGATAGTAGTGCCATTTTTAAACCCCCTACGATTAGTGAAACTATAGTTTAATATTTCTATCAATCTAGAGCCAATCTTAGGAAATAAAGATGGTATTATGCCATGTATGATCAATAATGCACCAGACACAATACACATTATACCATGCGACCAAGCAAACAATAAATGTTCACCATAATGCATGTTATTTTCTTTTAAATGTTTGATTGATTTTTTGATCATTATTATTTAAGTGGACCGGATGGGAGTCGAACCCATGTCTTGTGATAGTGTTAATATAGCTTCTACAAGTTTAGTTGTTCATAAATTCTTAAGAAAGATTAAAGAACAATCAACATTCATCTTTCCGTACCAACAAATCTTAGCTAGAACCCGTTGGCTATTCTAGCAGCAGAAGGATTTAACGACAATCTTTTGGACGCTACCTTCATCGCTTCCTAAGATTGTTGCTACTTTCTCAAGCAGCAAGAGCTAACTGTGTTACGCCAGTTAAAGCGTTTAATCGACTTTTAAAGTGGCCTGTCGATCAACCACTACTTGCTAACCATAATAACTACGATCCAATCGATACCTTTACCGGCCCTTTCTATAGATTGAAACCTTCTAAACTATACTTAAATGGATTACCATCTATATTTTTTATTAATTCTAGCATTTCTTTTGCAATATTTTTGACTTCTAATTGAGCATTTTCTGTGTTACGTAGCCCAAGAAAATGAGCAAAACTTCTGAAGTTAAACATAACATCTGCTGAAATTTGAGTATTATAGGTTCTAAAAAATCTTGCTGCCTCTTTAGCCCTTTTTCTACTAAAACCATGAGTATCCACTAAATCCTTGATGCACTCATGATACAAATCTAACCCAGCCTTAGTATATGTTTCTAGTTTTTGTTGCCAAGTGTCTGGAAAATCAGAAGGTATATAAAAACAATCCTCTTTGATTTCTTTATATCTGGCTGATTCTGCATTAACAGAAATTCCAATGCGATGCTTTAATATATGTATGTGTGTTGCTATGTCTGTACATATCAAGAAATGTAGTGAAGACTTTTCAAATGGCGTATGATGTCCCTCAGATGCTAGCATATAAAGCAACTTGTCTATTCTATTTCTTTTATCTTCTGTTAAATCTCTTGATGTGCTTGTCCATGCTGATAATGCGTGTGTTTCATCGCCACCATAATATCCAATCAATTGTACTTTATTCATGTTTTTGAGTATCTATTGTTTGATGTAGTCTATCAAAAAAACATATGCTTAGTATAAAAATATACTGAGATAGTTCACTTGGCGTTAATTCTTTTCCACTTTCAGCCATAATATTTCTTAAAGAAAGTAATTCATTGTCTGTGTAGCAAATTATCTTCAGAAAATATTTAATTGTATGTAAGTCAGCACTTTGAATGTGTCGATTGAATCTATTATAAGCGGCCCAAGCGGCTTCTATGTCTATTGGATAGTCGTATGCAAAATTCATTATTGCACATAACTCTTCTTTGTAGAACATATTGATACTCCATGTGATATATGCAATTATATATACACACCAAGTTCAACTACATCAATATTTGCACGATTAAAAATATCTTTAGATTGCTCTAATCTTTCTTTCCATCTGTCATTTTGACATACTATAGATACTACTCTCTTTATTCCTGCTTGGATCGTCATAGATGCACAATTAGTACATGGAAGAAATGGATATGTGTATAATGTAAAATTATGTAAATTACATTTCGCAGCTAGTATAGCATTCATTTCTGCATGTATAATGTACTTATATTTTTCTTCTCTATTATTGAGGATGTTTACATCGTCACGTACAGACATTGGTAAACCATTATATCCAATAGATATTACTTTGATGCCATCTGTAATTACTGCTCCAACTTGCGTTGATGGATCTTTAGACCAAGTTGAAATCAACTTAGCTAGCTCAAGAAATCTAATATCCCATTTTAATGTTCTATTCATGTTAGTATTTTATTATCTGTTTTATCTACGATATGCCATCCATCATAAAATACAAAAAATGATTTTGTAATAGAATATTTTGGATAAACTGAATTATCACAATATTTTTCTATCCAAACATTGATTCTAAAATGATTTTCCCATATCCGTATACAATCTATCTTGTGTAGATTTTTTATATATCCTACAAAGTTTTCTAGTTCATTTTGTGGTATGGATGTAGATTTTAGATCGATAACTTCCATTTTGTCTGATCGTTTGTGGGTTTTTTGCTTAGTAGCAATTCTTTTTTTCATTGTTTATCTCCATAAGCTCTGTTATATCGTCATTCTACACGATTTGGCTTGAGAGTCAACCACATCCTTTATATTTAGAATAGTTCTTTAATTACTCGTCCAGAATTAGCAATCTTCATTGGACGACCATTTTTAGAGGTAAATGTAGTTTCAAGTGAAATATCCAAACTTTTTAGTATAGTTGCCATTAAATCTTCTGAAGAATAAGCTTCACTTATTACCTTTTTTCCATCATCATCAGTTTCACCAACAACTATGCCTTTGTTTAATTTTCCACCACCAACTACAGCACTCCAGCTTCTAGCCCAGTGATCTCTACCAGCATTTTTATTTATATCTGGAGTTCTACCAAATTCCCCCATCCATATAATGGTGGTATTGTCATACAATCCCCTACTTACTAGATCTTCAATTAATGCACTCATTCCAATATCCATTTGAGATAGTTTATCTGGTAGTGTTGTAAAAATATCCATATGATTATCCCATCCACCCATATCTACTTCTATGAATGGTACGCCAATTTCTACTAGTCTTCTTGCCATGAGACAACCTTTACCAAATGAAGTGTTGCCATATCTATCACGAATGTTTTGTGGTTCTTTATTTATGTTTAAGACTTGAGTATGTGGACCAAACATTAAATCAACAGTTTTATTCAACATTTTAGCGTGATCGCTTGCTAATTCTCCTCGTTTTTCTTGAATAAATTTGTTCTCTATTACTGATAGAACTTCTAATCTTCTTTGCACGGTTTGATAATCTACACTTGATTGTAAATTTCTAATTGTTCCATTATAATCAACAACAAGTGGGGAATATGTAGCACCTAAAAACCCCGGACCAATACTGGCACCACCTATACTAATAAAAGGTGGTATTCCTATCTGATTAGTAGTATTTTTTAACAATTCATGAGATATAACTGATCCATAACTTGGATATTCCACATTAGGATTAGGCACATATCCAGTATGCATATAGTATCTACCTCTGCCATGATCAGCTTCCCTTGTACTCATACTGCGAACAATACTAAGATTATCCATGTTTTTAGATAATAATGGTAAATGCTCGCATATTTGTATTCCATCGACATTAGTAGATATTGGTTTAAATGGTCCACCGCTTGGACTATTTGGTTTTAAATCCCAAATATCTATAGTACTAGGACCACCGCTCATCCATAATAATATTGTACTTTTGTTTTGTTTTTTAAGTTTTTCAGCATTTGCTAAAATAGAATTCTGCAATAAAACTGTACTTGATGTAAGTGCAATTGTTCCATTGAGATGCGATAAAAAATGTCTTCTGTTCATATCAATTCTTTCATATATGGATGGTCTACTAAGTATTGTGGTCTTCCTGTTGTATCAATAATAGTAGTTGAGGAAGTTTCTACACCAAGAGTGTTATATATTGTAGCTACCACTTCTTGAAAATCAACAGGTCTATCTACAGCATATTCACCAAGTTTATTCGTTGATCCAATAACCTGTCCATGTTTCAATCCGCCACCAAATAATAAAGCGCTATTTACTTGAGGCCAATGATCTCTTCCTGCGTCCTTATTAATTTTTGGTGTTCGTCCAAACTCTCCCCAAACTATAACTAATGTATTATCAAGCATATCTGATGTCTGTAAGTCATCTATTAAAGCCGATAAGCATTGATCTAATTTAGATCCATGATCTTTAACTAAATCAAAATTAGCACCATGACTATCCCATCTACCATAACTCAAAGATACAACTCTAGCCCCTGCTTCAAGCAGTCTTTTTGCTATTAATAATTGACTATTATCTGTGGGCGCTCCATCATATTGATATTTATAAGGCTTACCATCTCCATATTTTTCTAATATGTCTTTGTTTACCTTAGATATATCTAGTGCTTGTAATAACTTATTATCTGTCAATATTTCAAATGACTTTTCAACATGTTTATCATAACTATTAAATCTTAGATTAAAATCAATATCTTGCTTAAGTTGATCTAATTGTAATAATAGATTTTTTCTATCATACAATCTTTTAGCATCAATATGAAGAGTCATATCTTTAATACTATCCCCACTTGGCTTAAATGGATTATAAGTCTGGCCTAAAAATCCTCCAGTACCAGAATCACTCCAAGGCATGTGCTGCGTTGGTGCTGCTAGACCAATGTATGCTGGTATAGATGGATCGTTTGAGCCATGTAGTCTAGATATAACAGAGCCTATAGATGGTCTACCACCAATATTTTTTAAATTATCTGGCTTCCATCCTGTCATGCATTGAAATGCAGCATGATCTCCATGAGAATTAATTATTGATCTTATGATAGAACATTTATCAATCCTTTTCGATAGTTTATCGAATACTTCACAAATTTGTATTCCATTTACATTGGTAGAAATTGGCTTAAATAATCCCCTTATTTCTGATGGAGCGTCTGGTTTTAAATCCCACAAATCGAGATGTGGTGGTCCTCCAGCCAAAAATATATTGATTAAATTCTTTTTTTTTCCATTGATTGTATCTGCTTTCAATATATCTGGCAAAGCAAGGGTATAGCTACTAAAACATAATGATCCTATTGATAAAAAATGTCTTCTATTCATATATAAATTCCTATTTTTTGTAGTAGAATCATATATAAATATACACAATTTATTAATGTGTCACTCTTTAGTGAAGAATATCCATCTATCTAGTAGATCAATATTTATTGAATCATTAACTTCATGTAAATAATCTAGAATTTCGTACATTCTACTGAATATATGTTCATGTGGCAACATAAAAAATAACCAATTTGGGGCATTATGTTTGCCTTGTTCGCACCAAACCAATACTGGTTTTTTTTGTCTATTAGCTGTGACAATTTCTTCATATGAACCACACATATGAACACTCATATCTATTCTGGCTATAATAAAGTCAGATACGTCAACACATCTTAAGTCAGCATTTCTTATATGTCCATACTCTTGTTTAATCTTATCAAACTGTCCAGTATTTTTATAGTGGTCTATAACAGATCTTGTAGTCTCATCTTCTTTTATGAGTTTAATAGGCTTATTACATGGATTAATTACATTTATATTTAGATATTTTAATGGTGGAGTAATCATA